ATCATTGATTTCCAACGGAGCAAGCGCCAACGAAAATCTGACTATTGATGCAAAAGGCACGGGAACAATTACTCTTGGCAGCGTATCAACAGGCAACATCATCCACACCAACAATTCAGCTTTTGGTGGGTATTTAAGAGTTGGCAGCACATCAGCACCAGTTAATACAACGGCGGGCGATATAACCGGCGGAAGATTGTCAATTGGAAATGGTGATCTTGCTGCCGCTGGCGGTTTGATGCGTGTTGAAGGAAACATAGGTTCGGCTACTGCCGGTTCTTACGGCATGTATTACGCGCCAACATTAACGAATTCAGTTAATCTTACAAACACTATGTATGGGTTCTTGGCTTATCCTGCTACTAATATGACAGGCGGTGCGGGAAATAATACGGTAACACAATTTGCTGCGGTAGCCGCTGGTTTTCAAAATCCTACTGCCGGAACTATAACTAATGCTTTTGGTTTTTGGGCTACGTCTTTATTAAATCAAGCCGGAATTACCAATAGTTACGGTTTTCGTTGTGATATGACCGCCGGAAACTGTTTCTATAATTCTAATACGGCAGCGTCTAACGTGTTTGCCGGTAAAACCGCGTTTGGCACAACAACGGCTGCTACATACAATGTGGATGTGACAGGCGACATAAACTCGACAGCTAACTATCGCGTTGCTGGTAAAGTATCAATCAGTGCGACCGCGCCGACCTTTACGTCTGGGTTTAATACAAACGGCACAATTAGCGCCAATAACGGCACATCGGCATTCAGAGTAACCGTTGGATCGGGCGCAGCAGGTAGCACGGGTGTGATTGGTATGCCTACAGCATCTACAGGATGGAACTGTTTCGCTAGTGACATAACTAATCCGGCGGCTAATTTACCAAGAGTCAGCGCGGCCTCAACAACCTCTATTACTCTTACAAACTATAATGGCGCTAACCCGCCTGTAGCGACAAACTGGACAAACGGCGACGTTATCCAAGTAAGTTGTTTCGCTTACTAAGAAAGGTAAAATATGAAACGTATTGTTGCACTTATGGTTCTTTTGTCGGTTCCAGCTTTTGCAGAGGATGTGAAGCCCGCCCCACAACAGGTCGATCCTAATACTTCGATTACGATTACTGTTGGCGAGTTGCAGGCGCTTCTTCAGGCTGAACATGATAAACTTGCAACTGATGCGGTAGCGCAGAAAATTCAGGCTCAAATTAGAGCCAAAACTAAATAAGGTCTATTTCTGATGACAGCATATGTATCCAGACAGGACTTTTTTACCGCAGTATCCGCGCTTGGCTTGATGGATACTCTTTATCAAGCGGTGAACGCTGATCCAAACACGGCTGTCTGGATCGAGTTTAATTCGGCTGATTACGTATATGCTGGCGATGTCCTTTATCTTACCGCACAAACAGCTTTTGGGTGGACCTCCGCCCAAATGGCGCTTTTCTTTGACTCAATTGTCCCTAGCCCTACGCCATCACCGTCGCCGTCAGGTAGTTCTGCCTATACGGCTTATGACCAAATATGCGGCGCGTTGCGGCTTTTAGGCGTTTTGGCAGAGGGCGAGACGCCATCATCTGAGTCAGCCGATGATGCGTTGTTTGCTCTTAATCAAATGATTGAGTCGTGGAATATAGAGCGTCTTTCGGTTTACTGCACGATCGACCAAATAATGAATTGGCTTCCATCTACACGGAACGCCACTCTTGGGCCTACCGGCACTTTAACACCAGTAGATCCACTTTATACGCCTGTCCGTCCGATCTTATTGGATGACGCAACATATTTCCGTGACCCAGCGTCAGGGATCTCATACGGCATCAAACTCATTAATCAACAGCAATATGATGGTATTGCGGTCAAGACGGTTACAAGCACTTATCCGCAAGTGATGTTTGCTAATCCAACTTACCCAAACATTAGCTTATCTGTTTATCCTGTGCCGACTAAATTGTTAGAGTTTCATTTTGTGTCCGTCTCGGAGCTTTATCAACCAGCGACATTAGCGACGACATTAGCGTTTCCGCCAGGATATTTAAGAGCGTTTAGATATGGCTTGGCATGTGAATTAGCGCCTGAATTTGGTGTTGAGCCATCGCCACAAGTGTCGCGTATTGCTATGTCTAGCAAACGCAATTTAAAACGCATTAACAATCCAAATGGCGTTATGGCGATTCCATACAGCATTGTGGGAACACGTCAGAAATATAATATTTTTGCAGGTAATTACTAATGAAGACGCCTATTCTTGGCTCCTCATATCAAGCGCGGTCGCCTAACGCGGCTGACGCGCAAATGATAAATTTATATCCTGAGATTATTCCTGAAGGCGGTAAAGAGGCCGCTTGGCTTCAACGTGTGCCAGGATTGCGGCTTCTCAATAACATAGGCTCTGGCCCTATTCGTGGACTATGGACGTTCAACGGAAAAGGCTATGTTGTCTCTGGAACTGGTTTGTATCAGATAGATAATAATTGGAACGCAACATATAAAGGTAACATAGCCGGAACAACGCAGGTCACAATGACCGACAATGGCACGCAATTATTCATTGCGGCTAATGCTTATGGCTATATTTATAATAGCAGCAATCCATCATTGGTTTGCACAACAACAAGTGGTCTTACTACCGTAACGACTACAGATACAACGCAAATATATCCTACTCAACCTGTGTCTGGCCCCGGCATACCTGGCGGCGCAACAGTCGCTAGTATTACAAACGGGACTACTTTTGTGTTGTCTGTAGCTGCTACGGTAAGCGGCACAAATACATTGACGTTTTCTGACTTTCTTACCCAGCTTAGTTCTAACTTTTATGGTGCTGTTGGTTGTGGCTTTTTGGATACTTATTTTGTGTTTAATCAGCCTAATAGCCAAGTCTTTTGGGTCATGGATTCTACAGGCACATCAATTGATCCACTACAATACGCCAGCGCTGATGGCTCGCCAGATAATCTTGTCACGCTATTAGTAAATCACCGCGAAGTATGGCTTTTTGGCGCGAACTCTGTCGAAGTCTGGTATGACGCCGGTAATTTTCCGTTTCCTTTAGCGCGTATTCAAGGCGCGTTTATTGAGACTGGCTGTCTTGCTGCGTATTCAGTCGCCAAAATGGACAATAACGTCTATTGGCTTGGTGCTGATGCGCGCGGTAATGGTATTGTATATGTCTCGAATGGCTATGCAGGACAACGTATTTCTACCCATGCCGTCGAGTGGCAGATTCAGCAATACGCAACATTATCTGATGCCGTATCTTATACATACCAGCAAGACGGTCATAGTTTTTATGTTTTAAATTTTCCGACTGCTAATACGACGTGGGTATACGACGTATCCACGCAAGCCTGGCATGAGCGCGCTGGATGGGAAAATGACGCATTTACGCGCCACCGTGGCAACTGCCAAATGAACTTTAATAATACTATTGTTATTGGTGATTATAAATCTGGCGGAATTTATGCTTATGATCTAAATAATTATACAGAGGCAGGCAGTATTCAAAAATGGTTACGATCATGGCGCGCATTGCCAACAGGTCAGAATGATCTTAACCGCACCGCACAGCATAGTCTTCAATTAGATTGTCAAACTGGCGTTGGTTTGGACGGAACAGTTCAAGGTTCAGATCCCAAAGTCATGCTTCGATGGTCGGACGATGGCGGTCACACATGGTCTAATGAACATTGGAAATCAATGGGTAAGATCGGGCAGACAGGCTACCGCACGATCTGGCGGCGGCTTGGTATGACACTTAAGCTCCGCGATCGCGTGTATGAAGTATCCGGCACTGACCCAGTCAAGATAGCCATCATGGGTGCGGAATTGCACGCGGATGGCACCAATGCCTAATCCTGTCGATAATAACACTCAGATTCCGGCGTCGCGTGTTGCGATCTCGGAAAAAGATATGCCTTCACGACCTTGGTATCGTTGGTTTTTTAATATCTATACGTCTGTAGAAGCTGGACGACGATATGGATCGTTTTACGATACGACGACACATACAGCGGTTGCTATCAACACAGCTTATCCGATCACATTTAATAATACATACCCTAATAACAACACCAAAATGTCTTATGGTGTTTATTTAGGAACAACAACTTCGCAAGTATTTGTAAACAATACAGCTATATATAATCTTCAATTTTCGCTTCAGTGCGCCAGCACGGCAGGCAGTGCAAAAAGTATATATGTTTGGCCCCGCGTTAATGGCGTTGATATTGCTCAGTCTGCTATTCAAGCCTTAATAGTAAACGGCACAACGACTGTTGTTACGTCCAGCTTTATGCTAAGTCTTAACAAAGGCGATTATTTTGAGTTAATCTGGTCAACTAATGATACGGGTATTACGCTGGCTCCACAAGCAGCGGCAAGTCCTGTTCCAGCTATCCCTTCGGTCATCTTGACCGTCACAAGTAATATAGGTGCTTAATGTCCGTTCTTTCACCTGTCGCCAAAATGCAATTTATAGACAGTTCAGGCGCTCCGCTTGTTGGAGGTTTGGTCTATACCTATGCTGCTGGCACAACGACACCGCTAGCAACTTATACGGATAGCACAGGCGGCACAGCCAATACTAATCCAGTAGTCCTAAACGCCAGAGGCGAGGCCGACATTTGGCTAGGCGCTAATACATATAAGTTTACATTAGCCGATGCTAATAATAGCGTCATTTGGACAGTTGATAATATCTCAGCGCCTACAACGGCGCAATCGCCTGTTCTTAGTGGTAATGTTGTTATTAATTCTAATTCATCTAACCCTGCGTTGACAGTCACACAGACCGGCTATGGCCCTGTGTTGAACTTTATTAAAGGAACTAACAGCGCGTTTTATCTGGATGCAAACGGCCATATAGGTTTAGGCACCACGACGCCCGCACAACAGTTGGATATGTGGGGCGGCACGTTACAGTTATCAAGCGCAACAGGCACGGCATATACGGATTTATCGGCTAATGCGACGGATTCTTTCTTTGCGGTGGCTAACGACCGTAATTTCACAATTCAGACAAATGGCGTTACGCGAGCAATAATTAATAGCTCTGGGGCAGCGTTTAGCGTGCCTATTACCGGCGTTGGCTCTAACCCACCAGGTATGATCGCCACTTTCGCTGGCGCAACAGCGCCTACTGGCTGGTTATTATGCGATGGCACGCAATACGCTCAAACGGCATATGCAAATCTTTTTGCTGCTATTGGGTCAGCATGGAATACAGGCGGCGAGACCACCGGTAACTTTAGAGTGCCCGATCTTCGCGGCATGTTTTTGCGTGGCACAGGATCAAATGGCGTTGTAAGTGGAGCTACTGGCCCCGCTGTTGGTGCAAGCCAGACAGATACATATTTGAACCATACTCACAACGTTACGGATCCAGGCCATTATCATCAAGTTGCATTTTTACAAGGTTCGCAAGCGCCGGGATCTGCGGAAACTGTCAAGCCTTATCCATCTACAGGATCATATTCGACAAATGCTGTTGTTACTGGCTTAACAGTAAACACATCGACGACCGGCGGAACCGAAACAAGACCTAAGAATTATGGCGTTCTTTATATTATTAAGACATGACAACACGACTGATAGACGACCGCGAAGACGCTTTAAAAGTGGGGTTTGTAGCCACTAATTGGCACATACCTATGACTTGGGAAGATTATATTAATGCGACAGCGGATTGGACTGTCAGAGGAATTGAACGGGACAATAAGATAATAGGGGCCATGTATTCCAAAAATGGCGAAACTCATGTATCTATATTACCTGAGTGGCGTCGTAAATGGCTGACAAAAGGTTTGTTGAAAGAGATCTTGACGGGGATGACACATACGCGTGTTACAGACGGCCATGATTTCATGTATAACATACTGGAAAGACTAGGTTACACTCCGCAAGCGGATGGAACCGTAGCAAGAGAGAAATAAAATGGGTTTTTCTAAAGCCGCCAACGCCCAGAATCAAGGCACTCAAGCAGCTATGCTTGCACAAGCGCAGGCGGCTCAAGATGCTCAACGCGCGATTGAACAAGGTCGAACTCAGGCTACTGACGCGTTAAAAGCCGGGCAAACTGGTGCAATAGGCGCGATTAATGAAGGCGTTAATGCCTATAATCCATATCAGCAATTTGGCACACAAAGCGCAAATGCTTTGGCTTATGGAATGGGTCTTGGGCCTAATACACCAAATGGCGGCGCGGCGGGCATAGGTTATGGCTCGCTTACCGCTATGCCAACAATAGCTGAACTTCAGATGGACCCAAGCTACGCTTGGCGATTGCAACAAGGTCAGGGAGCGCTTCAAAACAGTATTCGTGCGGGTATTGGTGGGGCTAATGCTGGCAGCGGCGCGGCTATGAAAGCGATCACGGATTATGGTCAAAACGCAGCCAGTCAAGAATATAGTAATGCTTATGCTCGGTTTATGCAGAACCGCCAAAATCAAATAAATATGCTTTCTGGTGGAGTAGGCACTGGCTTGACCGCAGCGGGCGGTATTGGCGGCCTTAAAACAAACGCAGCTAATGTCTATACAGGCACAGGCGCTAATTTAGCCAATACTTATACTGGCGCAGGCACAGCCTTGGCTAATAATTATAATGCTCTTGGTCAGAACATCGGGCAAGGCTACGCCAACATCGGTGCTAATAACGCCAGCGCTTATATGGGACCAACGAACCTAATGGCGCAACTTGCCGGTCAAGCTATTCAAGGCGGCGCTACGGCGCTTGGTGCGGGTAAGTTTGGTTCGCCATTCCCGGCGTCATACAATAAATCTATGTATGGGTGATAATAATGCCTATTCAATATCAGCCAGTTCCAGAATTTCAGGTTCCTAATCTGAACCTTATGGGCGCTTACGCCCAAGGCGCGGCGTTGCAACACCAACAGTTGCAAGAAGAGCGTTTGCGTCAACAAATGGATTTGGCTGAACGCGCTGCGGGAGTTACAGCTAATAAAGAATCGCGCGAAGCGTCTAAAGCTCAAATGGAAGAGCGCGTTAAGTTACAAGAACTAAAAGCAAAAGTTCTTGAGCACGCGAAGGCGCAATTACAAAACATTCCAGAAGGCGACGACGCGGCTTATCAAGCAATAATTGGTCAATATAAAGAAATGTTGCCCGATGAATATGCTATCGCTCAGAAAATGAAATGGAACGCTGACACACGTAAGCGATTCTTATTGACGCCAGAACAACAATATGCACAAGCCAAACCAGAGTATATGGAAGCTGGCGGTGAAGTATATAAAAAGACACCGCAAGGTCTTGTCCCTGCGCCTATTATTTCTGGCGAAGGTATGCCAAATACGCGCCAAGATTTAACAACTGATTTGATTAAAGACCGCGAACAATTTAGGGCAACACCTTATTTTGACGTAAATGCACAACGGGTTGGGTATGGCAGTGATACTGTAACACGCGAAGACGGGACAATTGAAAAAGTCCGTAAAGGAATGGCTCCTATTACGGAGCAAGACGCCGAACGTGATCTTCAACGTCGCATACAGACTGAATTTGTACCAAAAGCCGCAGCTAAAGTCGGCGAAGAAAATTGGTCGCGTCTGCCTGAAAATACGCGCGCTGCACTTACGTCTGTTGCCTATAACTACGGTAATATTCCTAGCCGTATCGTTCCTGCGGTTCAGTCTGGCAATCCAGAAGCGATAGCAAAAGCGATTGAAAGTCTTGCTGACGACAATAAAGGCGTCAATGCCGGTCGTCGGATGCAAGAGGCTAATATTGCTAGAGGCACTGGTATGCCAGGATCGCGCGCCGTCCCTGCTTTTGCAGCGGCGGGCGCACCTACGTTTATGGGCGGCCCACAAATTCAGCCGCCAATTAATATGATGGGCGCAGCGCCAGTTAACGCTATGGCCGCGCCACAACAGCCATTACAATCTATTGCTCAAGCGGCGCCTATATCCGCACCGCAGCCAGTAACAGTTGGCACGCGCAAACAAATTAAAGGTCAATCAAATATTGATAAAACTCTTGAAAAAATGATGGGGACATATGAGCAATTATTAACTTCTGGCGATATGATAAGCAGCCAAACGGCGGCTGCGGATCCGCTTGGCACATTGGGACGGTATCTTAAAGGAACAACTGTCGGTCAAGAAACCGAAAAAGCCTTGGGGTCTAAAGCTCAAGATAGACGTAATAGAATTTCCGCTCTACGAGGACAGCTTTTACAAGATATTAAAGAAGCAACTGGTCAGACATCTAAAGAACTTGATTCGAATTTCGAACTTAAAACAGCGTTGGAGCGTCTAGGCGATCCAACCATGTCGATTGAATCAATAAGAGCAATTGTTAGTGATATATCATCGCGGTATGGCTCTGGTAAAATTAAAATGCCAGAAGAGGACGCGGCTTCGATAGCACCTGTCGCGTCCGTCGCACCGCCATCTAATCGGCCTCCATTGTCTTCTTTCTATACGAGATAAAAATGTTTGATGTAGCTGGTGCAAAAGCGGCAGGATATTCGGATGCTGAGATCCAGCAATTCCTTATGTCTATGCCTGAAACAGCCGAAGCTAAAAAAGCTGGTTATTCAGACGCCGAAATATTTCAGCATTTTGGATTAGAAGCTGCGCCACAAAAGCCATCTGAAGGTTTAACCGTAGGGCGTGCGGCTGAAGTTGCTGGAGGCGCTATAGCACCTATTGCAGCGGCGGCGGGACTTGGCGGTCTTGTTGGTGGTCCTGTCGGCGCGGTTGCAGCTCCGGCAGCGTTAGGTGTCGCTGATCTGGCGACGACGCTTTACAACCTAGCAGCCCCCAAGATCGGCATGTCACAAGTTAGAACGCCGTCTGACATCGCTCGGCAATATCTGACGCCGCAATCTTTTCGTCCTCGCACACAAGCTGAAGAGTTATTAGCCGCAGGCGTCGAAGGTGCAGGCGGTGCTTTAACTGGCGCAGGTGCAGCTAATGTTTTAGCCAAACGCGCAGCCCCCGGCATCATGCGTAATGTATTAGCGACGATGGGCGAGCGCCCGTTTGTTCAAACAGGTGCCGGTGCAGGTGCGGCGGTAGCGCCCGTCCGCGCTGAACAAATAGGTATTGAAGATCCTCGCGCGCTATTAGCGACAAGTCTTGTTGGCGGTTTGGCTGGCGCACATGGAGCGGCGGGGTTACAACGAGGTATTGAATCGGCTGTAACCGCAGGACAACGCGGTGCATTACGCTTGGTTGGCAAGCCACCATCAACTGAAGCACTTGGCGAACGCGCGTCGGAAGCATTTGAAAAAGCAACTTCGCTTGGAGTTCAATATGATCCACAAGCATATCAATCTTTTTCAAGCGGTTTAGAGTCTAGCCTTAAAGGTTATGATCCTGACTTTTCTAAATTTGCCGACGTAAAAGTAGCTGTTAACAAATTAAAAGATCTTGACAGCCAGCCATTGACTATTGAGCGATTGCATAACGCGCGTCAGATGCTTGGCGTTTTGCGCGGTGACAAAGAAAAAGACGTGCGCCGCATGGCGGGTATTTTGACAAACAAACTAGATGATTTTGTCACAAATGAAAAAAATACTAATGTTGCTGCGCGCATGACTACGGCGGGACGCGATGCCGCTGACGCTCTTATGTCTGGTATTAAAGACTATAAAATGATGAGCAAAAGTTCAGAAATTGAGCGTTTGATTGAACGCGCTGACTTATCAGGTGGGTCTGCCGAAAATATTGAAACACAATTTCGCACATTAGCGAAGAACGAAGGACGTATGCGTCGGTTTACTCCTGATGAACAGACTATGATAAAACGAATTGCAAAAGGTTCGGAAGGATCAGCGTTGGCTAATTTTGCGAGTCGTTTTGCTCCTTCGCGTAGCCCGGGTATGCTTGCAACGCAGGCTCTTGTTGGAGGTTATGGTTTATCTAGTGAAGATCCATATGCGTTTTA